GTGGCCGATATCGCAGAATCCCCCGCCGCTCTGGAGCAACGCCGCAGCCTGCACCGGCACCGAACAGTCGCGACATCGCTCCTGGTGGTCATGGGCATCGCCTATTTCGCCGCCGTGAAATCGGGGCTCTCGGGCTTCTGGATGGATCTGCTGCGCGCCGGAACGGAAGCGGCACTGGTCGGCGGCCTGGCGGATTGGTTTGCGGTCACCGCCTTGTTTCGCCGGCCTCTGGGCCTGCCGATCCCCCATACCGCCGTCATCCCGAACAGCAAGGACCGAATCGGTCTCGGGCTCGGAACCTTCATCGAGCGGCATTTCCTGGAACCGGAGCTGGTGGCGGCGCGCCTGCGCGCGCTCGGCGCCAGTCGGCGGCTCGGCGCGTGGCTGGCCGACCGGCGCAATGCCGACGTGGTCGGCGACCGGCTGGCGCTTCTCGCGTCGTTCTTTTTGCGCTCGTTCAACGATCAGGCGCTGCAGCGGCTGATGCAGATGACCTTGCGCCGCCAGTTGCGGGAGATCGAGCTGGCACCGGCGCTGGCGACTCTGCTCTCGGTCATGCGCCGGAACGGTGCGCATCATCAATTCCTCGATCATCTGCTCCGGGCCGTGCGCGCCTATATCTTCGTGCACGAGGATCAGATCCTGGCGATCGTCGAGCAGCGCAGCCGCTGGTGGGTGCCACGGCGCATCGACCGCAGGGTCGCCAAGGAGATCGCCGACGGGCTGATCGCCTATCTCGACGATCTCGGCCAGCGCGACCACGATGCCCGCGCAACTTTCGACGCGGCGATCGAGCGCCTCGTCTCCGATCTCAGAAGCGATCCGGTCATGCGCGCGGAGATCAACGCGCTGCGCGATCGTTTTCTCGGCGCGCCCGAGGTGAACGCCTATTTCCAGACTCTCTGGCAGGACTTGCGCATCCTGCTCGAGCAGCAGCTGGCGGAACCGAACTCGCGGCTGCGCCAGGCGCTGTCGGGCATCCTGCGGTCGATCGGATCGGCGATCGCGGACGATCCGGCCCTGCAAGCGCGCGTGGATCAGCGCTTGGAAGAAGGCATCCAGACCTTGATCGTACCCTGGCGCAAGGAGATCGGCCGCTTCGTCGCCGACGTGGTGAAGAGCTGGGAGACGCGCACGATCGTCGATCGCGTCGAGCTCGCCGTCGGCAAGGACCTGCAATACATCCGCTTGAACGGAACCCTGGTCGGCGCCGCGGTCGGCTGTGCCATCTTCGCGCTGACGCAGCTGCTGCGCTAGACCCGCCAGAGTCGACCCGTCCCGTCAGCCGGCGTCGCGCCGTCGCTCGGCGGCCAGTGAGGCGCGGCGGCCGCCGGTCGCGTGGGGCAGGCGGTTGACCTGCATCTCGACACGGCCGTTGCGGATTCGAATCTTGAACACATGGACCAAGCCGCAGTCGCAACATGCAATCTTGCAGCGGCGGTTGGAGCGGCCTTCCTGGAACAGCCACCATTCGCCGTCATGCACCTGCTCGTACTTTGAGCGGCTCATTGGGAGACCTTGCGCTCGCGCCAGCGCAGCATCCGCCAGGCCTCGAGATGCGCCTCCGCTTCCATGCGCGCCCGGTCGCGCAAGGTGAACCAGGCGGCATCCGGTCTTCGCACCGTGTGTCGCCGGGTCATCGCACAGAGCACGCGGAACGATCGCTTGGCGAGTCCGAACTCCTTTGCTGCACGAAAACGCAGGCGCTGCGGCTCGGTCATATGGGACATCATTCGCGCATCGCGCTCGCGCTGTTCCTCCGCGGCGATCGCCGCCAGCACCTCCGCCGGGATCGGGCCGTCATACTTGAGCTCGGCGTCGCGGCGCAGGCTGAGTGCGGTCTGCATGCAATCTCCCTGAGGCGATGGATTGTTCAAGGAGACTAGCACGGAATTGCGAAAATCGCAATATTAGATTCGGTGTTATGCGATTGCCGCGAGCTGCGGCCTCAATACATGTCGGTGTTCTTCAGCACGAGATGCAGATTGCGGATCTTGGAGCGCGCCAAGCGGAAGGTGCGCTCCTTCGGCCGGAATTCGAACAGCTCGACGTAATCCGGCGCCAGCTTGACGATCCGCTTGATGAAGGCGCGGGCCGGCGCGCCGTCGCTGTCCGGCAGTAACTCGACCACGGCGTCGCGGCCGGGGAAGGGCTTGCGCGCGGCATCGACGAACAAGAGATCGCCGTGCATATGCGCGGGCTCCATGGAATCGCCGTCGACGTAGATGCAATAGATCCGCGCCTTGCCGGCGAGGCCCGGCGGACGATCCACATAATCGATCGGCTCGCCGTTGTTGAGCTCGAAGACACCGTCCGGCCCGGCCTGGCCGTTGCCGAGCAGAGGGATCTTGTTCTGGCGGTCGGGGCGCGGCGGTAGGGGTGCCGCGCGCAGATTCGATTGCGGCAGGCGTTCTTCCGCCAGTCCCGGCGCATATGGTGCGTCGCCGCCGCTATCCAGCGCGCGGAAGAAGGCTTCGATCGCCGCATTCTCGTCGATCTGCAGGCGCCGCTTTCCGGCCAGCACCTTGTTGAGCTTGTCGACTTCCATTTGTGCCGCCTGGGCGAGGCGGGTCTGCGTCACGCGATGGCGCTCGAGCGCCGCTTTGATCTCGATAGGTGTCATGGCTGTAGCTTGCGAATTGCGCAAACCTCCGTCTATTGCGATTTAAGCGAATTTCACTTGACCGTATATGCGAAAATCACTAAAAGCAAGTCCATGTTCATGACCGAACGCCAGTCCCCTCCCGCCGCTGCACTCCCTCCCTCGGCGGCGGAGCCTGCGGCCGGCATCGCCTCGATCCCCAACGAGGCCCCCTCGATGCCGGCCGCACCTTTTATCGAAGCCTCCACCGTGGATCCGATTCCACCAGGCGTCCGGCAATGGGCGATCGGTCCGAAGCAATGCCGCTGGATCCTCGCCGACGAGGCTGCCGGCGCCGAGGCCCTGATGTGCGGCACGCCCGTCGTGGGGCATCGCCCGTTCTGCGCTGAGCATTGTGCACGCACCTACATGCCGCGGGTGGCGGAGGAGGGGGAAGCCAAGGAATCCGAAGAAGAAGCGATCGCGGAACACAATCCGAAACAGAAGGAGGCAGAATGATTCCGGACATGGCCCCAACGAAAGCCGAGCGCACCCGGTGTGCGATCCTCGAGCTGTTGGCCAAGGGACCCGCGCTCACTGCAGACGCGCTGGCCGATCGGCTCGATCTTTCGATTCTTTATGTCCGGCCGCGCGTCTCGGAACTGGTGAAGCAATCGCGGATCGTCGCCAGCGGAGATCGCGGCATGAATGCCAGCGGCAAGTTCGCCCGCAAATGGAGGACGGCCTAGATGGGTCGCAAGGCTTCAGTGGCCTCGGATCGTCTCGATCCGCTGCGGCCGCAATTCCGTGCCCGGACTTTCGTCGATGCCGGCGGTAAGCGCCGTTTCGGCATCAGCCTCGCCATGAATGGCAGCAAGTTCGTCGGCTCGGTGCTGATGCGCAGCGACAACGGCGCCGATGCCGGCGGCGTTGCGCAGCTTCTGGAATCCATGGCGGCCTTCGTCCGGCGCGGGTGAGCAACGCTCCATGCTTAGGCGTGCAAAGGCGAACTGCGTCGCTGATTCCGATGCCGAGAATGCAGCGTTGCGAAAACAGGCGCGCGAAGGTGCGCGAGACGCGATGGCCAAGCTCGTGGAGCTTTCGCGCGAGGCGGAGTCGGAATCAGTGAAGTTGGCGGCGATTAAAGAACTGCTCGACCGCGGCTTCGGTCGCGCGACCTCGACCGAACCAACCGGTGCCGTCGTCGCGTATCTGGTGATCGATGATGGCTATGCAGGTTAAAGTTTCGACCGGCCATGTGCCGCGGCCGCAACAGCGCCTGCTGCATGCGGCACCCGGCCGCTTCAAGGTGCTGGTCACGCATCGGCGCTTCGGCAAGACCGTCTTCGCAGTCAACGAACTGATCTCCGGCGCGCGGCGCTGCACGCTGCGGCAGCCGCGCTTCGCCTATCTGGCGCCCTTCCACATCCAGGCGAAGGACGTGGCCTGGTCCTACTTGAAGCATTACACGGCGAAGATCCCAGACGTCGCCGTCAACGAGACCGAGCTTTGGGTCGAGCTGCCGCCGCGGCTGGAGCATGGCAGCGGTTCCGGCGGCGCGCGCATTCGTCTCTATGGCGCCGACAATGCGGACCGGCTGCGCGGTCTCTATTTCGACGGCGTGGTGCTGGACGAATACGCGCAGATGCATCCGCGCGTCTGGGCGGAAGTGGTGCGTCCCGCGCTTGCCGACCGGCAAGGCTGGGCGCTCTTCATCGGCACGCCGATGGGCCGCAACGGCTTCTGCGATCTCTTCGAAGGCGCCCGCGATGGCTTCCGCGATGCCGACGGTGCCCGCCGGCGCGATCCCGACTGGGCAAGCTTCATGTTCAAGGCCTCTGAGACCAGCATCATACCCGCGCCGGAGCTCGAAGCCGCGCAGCGGGCGATGACGCCGGACCAGTATGCGCAGGAGTTCGAATGTTCCTTCGACGCTGCGATTCCGGGTGCCTACTATGCGCAGATTCTCGCCGATGCGGAGCGGCTCGGCCGCATCCGTCCCTTCGCCTACGAACCGGCGCTGCCGGTGCACACCGGTTGGGACCTCGGCATCGGCGACGCGACCAGCATCTGGTTCGCGCAGGTGGTGCACGGCGAGCCGCGGCTCATTGATTATTATGAGGCTTCCGGCGTCGGGCTTGAGCATTATGTGGCGCAGCTCCGCGCCGGCCATCGCGCGCAGTGGATCTACGGTCAGCACTTCTTCCCGCACGATCTCCGCGTCAAGGAACTGGGGTCAGGCCTCAGCCGCGTCGATGTTCTGCGCGGCTTCGGTCTTTCGCCGACCGTGCTGCCCGCCGCGAGTGTCGATGACGGCATCAGCCAGGCGCGGTTCGTGCTTCGCAAGTGCTGGTTCAACGCCGAGCGCTGTGGCACCGGGCTGAAACTGCTGCGCCAGTACCGCTCCGCCTGGGACGACAAGCGTCAGGTGCTGAAGCCGGTGCCGCTCCACGACTTCACCTCGCATTGCGCCGATGCGTTTCGGTATCTGTGCATCGGGCTCGGACGGCAGCTGATCGACCGGCAGCCGCTGGTTGATCCGGCACTCTCGGGCACCGCGCGCGATGCGCGGCGGCCGCGGCTGGCGGCCGGGGCACCGCGCGGGGGAAAGCCCCATGGTTGGTGAGAAAATATCACTATTGTGTGTGTTCCACTCTTCGGGTATATTAGAGAAAGTTCAGGGGGTGAGATCGACGAAGTTGAAAATGACGATGATGGTCGTTCTCGATGTCCATCGCGTCGTTCGCCTGGGACAGACGGGAAATTGAGATGAGCACGAGCGAGGGAGAGACCGATGAGGACGACGATTGCGGCGGTGCTGCTGGTGCTGTCGAGCGCGGCAGCGACAGCGGAAGCGACCAAGGCAGATTGGGATCGACTGGCTGAACCGGTCGTTGCGAAGTTCGGCAGCTGTGCGTGGACCGAGGTTGACCGCGCATGGAACACGACCGCACCAGCGGCGGACATAGCGGGCGCCGCCGTAGCGGCGTGCAAGGACAAGCTGGAGCCGCTGCGCGAGATCTTGGCGAAGGATCCGTTCGGCGCGAGTAACGAAGAGATCACGGCTACGCTGGAGCAAATCAAAGGTGAAGTGCTCGATGCAGCACAAACCGATATCGTGAAGCGACGGAAGGAGTAGCAATGTCCGGCTACAACACAAGCGGCAAAGAGCCGAAAAACGGCGGTTACGGCGGCAACAAGGACAAGAAAGCTAGCGGCGGTGGCGCCGGCACACAGGCGCTCGCCTCGGGCTCTGGGTTTCGCAATTACGCCAAGCCCGGCGAGGATGCCATGTCGCAGGCCCAGGCTGCTCGCCCCAGCGGCATGACCGCTCCCGGCAAGCAAACAGAAGGCAGCGGCGGCACCACCAAGCCATCCTACGTCACCCCCATGGATCAGCCGGCGCCTCCGGGCGCAACGCCCTACGACGAGGGCGCCACGCCGTACGGCGTCGCTTCAACGGTCTTTGGCGGCATCAGCAACGCTATGAGGCGCGCGTTCACTCAGGGCTTCACCGGTAAGGACCCGGACGCCGACGAGATGGGAACGCAGACCGGGTGGTCGGCGGACCGCACAAAGGGCGGAACTTTCAATTCCAACGATCCCCGTGGCGCGGATGCCGGTCTACTTGATGACGAGCGTGAGATCGCGGGGCGTCCATTCCGCGCAGACAGTACGGACGAGGCCGACGATCCGGTCAGCGAAACCCCAGGCGCCTCCGCGTCCGGTGACATCTACTCCGACGTGATGCTGAAGGATCGGCGCAAGCCGACCACCACTCTGAAACAAATGCTGGAGTCCATGCTTTGAGCGGGCGGCGGCTGGGAATGACGGATGCGGAGTTCGATCGCAGCATGGCGCCGTTCGCGCCGCTGATCGAACGCGGTTATCGCGCGACCCTCACCCTCAATCGCCTCACCGGTGATGAAGGGTTCCGGCAGCGCTATCTGAAGGGCGATGCCGAGGCGGTGGCCTTGTTCAACCGACTGACCGAGCTCAAGGCAGCGGCCACGCAGCCCTATCACGATGCGGTCGGCACGATGCAAGCGGCGACCACGCCCGACACCAGTGCCACGGCTCTGGCTTTGATCAACGATGCCGATTTCGTCGCGCGCTATACGGCGGGCGACAATACGGCGCGCGCCCAATGGGACGCGGCCTCGGTCGGCAACGCGGAAGTCGCGCAAGCGGCGGAAGGAAGCAGCAACGCATGACGGATGCGAAAGCAACACCGGCCTCCCTCGCCGCTTTGGCTGAGGAGGCCGGACGGAAGCGCGCCGCCGCGCAAGAGGAATACGGTCGCTTGAGCCTGGCCGCCGCCGAGGGCGATGCCGAAGCGCACGAGATGCTGCCGATGCTCGAGCAGGAGATCGCTGGACTGAGCGCCGAGTTGCAGCGCCTCGTCGCCGCGCAGATCGAAGCCACGATGCGTGCCGAGACCGAAGCGCAGGCGGAAGCGGAGCAGCGCGCGGCGGTGCAGGCCGAAACCGTGCGGGCGCTGGTGGCAGCGCAGTTGGACAATGTCGTGCGCCTCGATGCCGCGGTGGCGGAGATGCGTGCGGCGCTGCTGGCGATGCGCGACGGCAACACCGCGCTTGGCGAAAGCCTCGGCAGTGCGGCGCATCAGAGCATCCATGACTTCAATCTGAAGCTCCCGATCATGATCGACACGGCGCTGGCGATCGGCGGCTTTCAGTTCAAGAGCATGCCCTTCGTCGCGCGCGACGCCGAAGGCCTGCCCGATCTCGCGGCCTGCCGTCTGGCGCCGCTCTATCCCGCAGGCTGGCTGCTCCGGGTCGCCGGCGCCGCGTGATACCGCCATCTGGCGCCTCTCCTTCGGCGGCCATATCGAGTTTCGACCTTCATCTTTCAGGAGAGCTCCGGTATGAGCTTTTTCAAACCGTCACCGCCGCCCAAGGTCGCGCCGCCGCCGACCCGGGACACCGCCGCCGATACGCTGCAGCAGCAGCAGGAAGAAGAGGCGAAGAAGCGTCGCGCCGCGCTCCAAGGCATGGCTTCCACCATGCTGACCGGCTCCAGCGGCGTGACATCGGAACTCACCGGCGCAAGGACGATGACCAATGGGTGATCCAGAAACCGTGCCGGACGTGCCACCCGCACCGGAACCGGAAATCCCCGGCGTGCCGATCGGCGAGCGCAAGCCGGAGACAGTCGAAGCGCCAGTCACCGATCCCGACATCCCCGAACTCCAGGACCGACGGAGACCGCTGCCATGAGCAAGCTCTACATTTCTGAATACGCCCGTGTCACCCAGGCGAGCGGCCCCGGCAATGCCGTCGTCCCGGCGCCCGAGGAGCCGCCGCTGGCGACCCAGATCGTCGATTTCACTTCGGGTGCGGCGCAATCCGCGGCGTTCAACATCAAGACCCGCTTCGTGCGGCTGCACACCGATGCGATCTGCTCGGTGCGCTTCGCCGCCAACCCGACCGCGACGGTCAACGATGCGCGCCTCGCGGCCGGGCAGACGGAGCTCCGCGGCATTCCCGTCGATGGATCCGCGGCCAAGGTCTCGGCGATCGCCAATACCTGATCGCGTCTTTCTCTGCGTCTCACCGCAACTTCCAAGGATCGGCACCGCATGATCGGCACCGAAGCCGTCGTCGCGCACAAGCCCGCGGCGCCTGTCGTGGCAGGACGCGCCAAGATGGATTCCCGCGACATCGCCGGCGAAATCATCCGCCGGCAGCAGCAGCTCGAAGCCGAGCGCGCGATCTATGAATCGCTCTGGCAGGAGATCGCGGATTTCATGCTGCCGCGTGCGGGCGTGTTCACCTATAAGGGCACGCCGCAACTGCGGCCGCAGGTCTTCGATTCCACAGCCGTGCTGGCGCTCGACCGGTTCTCCGCCGCCTTCGAGAGCATGCTGACGCCGCGCTCGCAGACCTGGCACATGCTGAAACCGCTCGACGACGATCTGGCGGAAGACATCGCAGTCAAGCGCTGGTGCGACGAGGCGACGCGTCGGCTGTTCGCCTTCCGTTACTCGCCGCGCTCCAACTTCGCCTCGCAGATCCATGAAGTCTACGGATCATTGGGCGCCTTCGGCACCGGCGGCATCTTCTCCGAGGAATCACCGGGTGCGGGCATCACCTATCGCGCCTGCAATCTCGCCGGTCTCTATGTGGTCGAGGACTTCCAGGGCCGGATCCGCACCGCGCATTACAAGCTGGAGATGACGGCGGAACAGGCAGCGCAGCGCTTCGGCGCCGACCAATTGCCCGACCAGATCCGCGGCAAGCTCGAGACCCGCCCCGACGACAAGGCGAGCTATCTCCATTGCGTGCGGCCGAACGGATCGCGGGTCTACGGCGCCAAGGGCCGCAGCGGCATGGCCTATGAATCCTGGTGGTTGTGCCAGGATGCACGCCAGGTGGTGGGGCAGGGCGGCTTCCGCACCTTCCCCTATGCGATCTCGCGCTATGTGACGCGGCCGGGCCAAGTTTATGGCGATTCGCCGGGCATGCTGGCACTCGCCGACACCAAGATGTTGAACATCATGGCGCAGACCATGGTGCAGGAGGCGCAGCTCTCGATCGCGCCGCCGCTGTTGGCGCCGAATGACGGCGTGCTCTCCGCGCTCGGCGACGGTGTCTCGCTGATGCCGGCGGCGATCAATTATGGCGGTGTCGATGATCAGGGCAGGCCGCTGATCCACGCGCTCAATCGCGGCAGCCAGTTCGCACCGGTGAAGGAGGAGATCGCCGAGCGCCGCCAGAGTGTCAACGCCGCCTTTCTGGTGACCCTGTTTCAGATCCTGGTCGATACGCCGCAGATGACCGCGACCGAAGCTCTGCTGCGCGCGCAGGAGAAGGGCGCATTGCTGGCGCCCACGACCGGACGCCAGCAATCGGAGCTGCTGGGTCCGATCGTCGAGCGCGAGATCGATCTGCTGGCGCGCGCCGGCGCATTGCCGCCGCCGCCGGCGGCGCTGCTGGAGCGCAATGGCGGATACAAACTCGAATATGACTCGCCGCTCACGCGCGCGATGAAGGCGGATCAGGGCGTCGGTCTGCTGCGCACCATCGAGGCATTGGCCCCTCTCGCCAATGCCGATCCGGCGGTGATGGACGTGTTCAATCCCGACGAGATCGCGCCGGGCTTGGCCGAGATCAACGGCGTGCCGGCGAAGTGGATCCGCTCGAGGGACGAGCTCGATGCACTGCGTCAAGGCCGCGCTCAGGCGCAGCAGACGGCGCAAGCTGCCGCGGCTTTGCCTGCGGTGACCGGCGGCATCAAGGACCTGGCGCAGGCCCAAGCCGCCGCGTCACAAGCAACCCCTCAATAGGATGCGCGTATGAGTCTGCTCGATCGCGTTCTGCCGCGCGCTGATCTGGTGCGCGCCTATCAACAGGTGTTCGGCGGCGACGGACTCGCGCGTGACGCCGTGCTCGGCGACCTCGCCGTCTTCTGCGGCGAGCAGCAATCCTCGGTGCGGGTCAGCGGTCAGAAGGCGGTCGATCCTTATGCGATGGCGGTCGCCGAGGGACGCCGCGAGGTCTGGCTGCGCATCCGCGCCATGCTGGAAATGGATTCGTCGCAGGCTTGGGCCTTGGCGCAGCGCGAGCGCGCCCAGGCGGCCGCGGCACGACAAGGAGGTCGATGATGGACGGTGAAGTCGAAGGCGGCGCGGTGGATGTCGTCGATTCCACGACCGGCGCGCAGGGCGGCGGTGAAGCCTGGTTCACGACGCTCGACGGGGATACGCAAGGCTGGCTCGAGAACAAGGGCTGGACCGCCGACGATGGGTTGACGCAGATGGTGCGCGCGCATCGCAGCCTCGAGAGTATGATCGGCCGCGACAAAGTCGTGTGGCCGAAGGACGCGCAGGACAAGACGGCCTGGGCGGAGATTCACCGCCGCATGGGCGTGCCGTCAACCTGGGAAGATTACGGCCTGGTGCCGCTCGGTCCCGACGGCAAGCCCGACGCGGCGGCGGATCGCAGTTATGCCGACGGCATGGCGCAGGTCCTGCACAAGCTCGGCATCGGCCGGGAAACAGCGACGGCGCTGGCAACCGAACATGCGAAGCTGCAGGCGGTGCTGACCGCCGCCGACAACGATGCCTTCCAGCGCAGCTCGGCGCAGGACTTCGACAACCTGCGCCGCGAATGGGGCGGCGAGGCCGATCATCGTCTCGCGGCGGCCCAGCGCGCGTCCCGAGCCTTTGGCCTCGAGCCCGCGACCATGGGCAAGATCGAGCGTGCGATCGGCACGCGCGCCATGCTGACGCTCTTGTCGGAGATCGGCACCGCGATTTCCGAAGACCGCGGCAGCGGCACTGGCGGCTTCGGCGCCGGTGGCTGGCTGACACCGGAAGCCGCCAACGCCCGCCTGGTCGAGCTCCGCGGCGACAAGGATTGGACCCGCCGCTACTTCGCCGGCGACAAGAGCGCGATCGCGGAATACGACCGGCTGATCACGGCAGTGGCGAGCCGGGGGTAAGGCCTAAGCCGCGCTTCGCTTGTCTCTGGGGAAACCTCTGCTATCTTCGCGCTGCGGTTTCCATTGGTGCGGAGATTGGCGATGACCACCGGCACCTGCCACTGCGGCGCCGTCAAAGTCACCCTCCCTGAGCCGCCGGCCTGGGTCAGCGATTGCAACTGCTCGATCTGCCGGCGCTATGGCGTCCTCTGGTCGTATTTCGTTGCAAAGACGGTCAAGACCGAAGCGGCGCCCGAGGCGCTGGTGAAATATTCCTGGGGACGCAAGGACCTCTATTTCGTCCACTGCAACACTTGCGGCTGCATGATGTGGTGGGAGCGCGTAAAGCCCGATCTTGAGAAGAAGATGGGCATCAACATGCGCATGTTCGACCCCGCTATCCTCGCCGCCGCGCAGGTCGAGAAGCTCGACGGCGCGAACGACTGGTAGCGCCTCCCGGCTCAGGAGAAGGCTTCGAACTCCCGCGGCGCGATCGTGAAGCCGGTCCTGCGCTCGAGCGATCGCGCACCGGCGCGGAGCGCCATGCCGGACGCGGCGGGGCCGGCGCACCAGAGCAGTGCGGCGAGATAAGCCGTCAGCGGGATCGGCCTCGGATCGGAAAGGTCCGGATAGCAGAAGATCGCGATCAGCATCAGCGCCATCAGCACGGCCACGACGATCAGCTGCGCGCCGAGAATGGCGAGCGCGCGCGACCATGCCTGTAAGGCGCGCGGCGTCCGGCTCCAGCGATGCGCCGCAACGATCAATGCCGCGGTGAGCGCCGCCGGCAGCAGGTTGGTCAAGACCACGGTCCAGAGGAAGAACATGCTGTGCTCCGCTTCATTCCGGCGGAGACCAAAGCGCGGAAACCGGGCGAGATTGGGGCGTTCTCCGTGCGTTTCCGCGGCAGTGTCGTGGTCCGAAAAGGCAGGCTAACGCTCGGGCAGAACCGGCGTCTCACCGAAGGGGCGGTTGATCACGGAAAGCGCTTCGCGTGCGGTGAAGAGGCGGTTGTAGCGCTGGTCGGTCGGAGCGGCGAGAATGCCGGCTTCGACCAGTTGGTCGACGGCGCGCCCGGCTGCATTGAAGGAGACCTTGAGCAGCGCAGCCAGGCGCGGGATCGTCAAAACAGGGTAGTGGGGCAGGAGGTCGATGGCATGGACAGCCGCCGAGCCGGCGCGGAACTTGCGGCGGGTGCGCCAAAGTCCCGCCAGCGCTTGAAGCGCCGCTCGGGTCGTCAGCACCTCGTCCACTGTTCCGGTGATGGCGCGTGCGATGAAGCCGACCGCTTCCGCCGAGTCGAGCTGTTGCTGTGCGGCCTTGAGCGCCGCCATGTAGGGAGGCTTATGCGCCGCGATGTAGGGCGCGAGATAGAGCGGCGTGCGGTTCTCGGCGGCCATCATCAGCGGCAAAAGCAATCGGCCGACGCGGCCGTTGCCGTCGCGGAACGGGTGCACCGCTTCGAAATGGGCATGGCCGATTGCCATGCGGGTGATCAGGCTTTGCGTCATCGCCTGTATTCCTTCGCAGCGGAGATAGCCAATGCTCTCGGCGAATGCCGCCGCGATGCCGTCCGGCGGCGTCGGGTCATAGATGGAATAGGCGATGTCGCGCCCGCCGCCGATCCAGACGACATTGCGCCGCAACGCGCCGGGTTCATCGGCATAGGCCTTGTCGCCCGCCATGACTGCGCGATGGAGGCTTGTGACGAGATCCTCGGTGAACAATGCGTGATGTTCGGCGCCCGCGCGCGGCAGCAGCCCATCGAGGGCGGTCGCGTAATCGCGCACCTGGATCGCGGCTTCGGATGCGGCGCCGTCCGCGGTCTCTTCGACGGCCAGCAATTCATCGAGCGTGCTGTTGGTGCCGTCGATCGCGGAACTCGAGACCGCTTCTTGCCGTGTCAGGATGCGGCTGATGAGGTAGGGATCCTTGAGCTCCGCCGCCAACGTGTCGATGCGGGCCATTGCTTCGACGGCGCGGGCGTGCTGCTGCAGAATCTCCGGCGGCAGAGCGACGCTCTCCTCCGGTGGCGGCAACGGCAGCACGCCGTAATGCGCGTCATAGGGTGCCGGCAAGCGCCGCAGCTGCTTCCGAACGGTCGGCGAAAGCTCCTCTCGGCGCATGTTCCTAACCTTCAATTTGGAGCCGGATTTCAGCATAGAATTGAACGTTATGCAGTTTAACGTCAATTTTAAGCTGCAAGCGTCTGGCGCTTTACATCATCTAGAAAACACACTATAGTGTATCTTGTTGGATCGCGGCGGCGGACAAGCCTCTCCTTATAGTGAGACCCCGCGCTTCGCCCGATCCTGCCGGTGAGCGACCGTTACCCGCGAGAGCGGCCCCGTGCCGTGCCCGATAAGCCGACGCTGTTCGATTCCGCGGCCCGGGCATCCAAGCGGACAAGCCATCGACCGTCAGTGCGCCCCACGTCGCGGGCGCGTTCACCGTTGAGGGCTAAGCACATGTCCGCCAATCTCATCAATCTCCGCACGATTCAGTTTTCCGACAAGTTCGCGCTGCTCTCGCAGCAATTCGGCTCGCGCCTGCAAGGCCTGGTCGGCCAGGGCCAGTACCAGGGCAAGCAGGCCTCGCCTGTCAACCAGGTGGCGCCGACGGCTGCGGTGCCGGTGACCGAGCGCTTCACGCCGATCGATCGGCAGGATGCGAATTTCGACCGGCGCTGGGTCTTCCCGCTGCCTTATGAGCATGCCCAGCTCGTGGACAAGTTCGACGAGCTGCAGATGCTCGGCGATCCGAAGCCGAGCCTGGTCATGAACGCGGCCAATGCGATGGGCCGGGCGAAAGACGATGTCATCCTCGGCGCCTTTTTCTCAACCGCGAAGACCGGCGAGCTCGCCGCGGGCTCGGTCGCCTTCGGCACGACGCTCACTTCGGCCGGCGGACAGAACGTCTCGGTGCAGCAGGGCGCATCGGCGGCGACCAACCTGACCGTCGCCAAGCTGCGCGAGGTGGTGAAGACCTTCCTGCAGAACAATGTCGATCTCGACCGCGAGCAGATCACCGGCGCGCTCAACGCCAAGGCCCATGATTCGCTCTTGGGCGAGATCCAGGTCACCTCGATGGACTACCAGACCAAGCCGGTGCTGGAGGAGGGGCGCATCCGCCGCTTCATGGGCATCAACTTCGTGCTCACCGAGGAAGTCACCAACATCTGCACCGGCACCGACGATCTCGCGGGCACCAGCACCGGGATTCCGTTCTGGGTCAATTCCGGCATGCATCTCGGCGTCTGGATCGACCAGACCACCAACATCACGCAGCGCACCGATTTGAAGCTCCAGCCCTGGCAGATCTACATGGACATGATGATCGGCGCGACCCGCATCGAAGAGAAGAAGGTCGTGCGCGCCTGGTGTCGTTGATCGGCACCGGTCGCGGATCGATCTACACCCCTCTCCAGTCGGCTCACTTCCCGTAAGCCCGGTGACATTCCGGCGAACGCCATTCTGTCAAAGGAGTAACCATGGCCATCAACGCCTATAAGACCGTCTCCATCACCAATCTCGATGCCACGCCGATCCTGCGTGCCAATCCTTGGGTGCATGGCGGCAATTCCAAGCAGTTCGCCGGCACCGTCGAGGCGGTGAACGGCGATTCCATCGCCTCGACCTATCGCTTCTTCCGGGTCGGCTCCTGGATGCGGCCGGTCAGCCTCACGCTGTTCTGCGATGTGCTGACCGGCGGCGCCGCGGATCTCGGCCTCTATCGCGCGGCGGCCGATGGCGGTGCGGCGGTGAATGCGTCGCTCTTCGCCACGGCGCAGTCGATCGCGAGTGCCAGCGCGACCGGCATCAACGTGCGCTTCGAGGCGGACGATGTCGCCAATGTCGAGAAGCGGATCTGGGAGCTGCTCGGCCTCACCGCCGATCCCAATCTGGAATACGACGTGGCTCTCACCCTGACCGCGGGCATCAGCGCCTCCGGCACGCTCGCCCTCCAGGGCGTGTTCTCGTGGTGATGCCATGGCGATTCAATACATCGGCATCAATCGCGGCCAGCAGAGCACGGACGTCGCCTCGGGCACGAGCACGACCGGCCGGCAGATCGAGCTCACGGTGAATGATGGCGTCGGCATCACCCGCAAGGAGGTGCTCGACAGTCTCGACAAGCTCCGCGACTTCATCGTGAACACGCGCGCCACCCCCTTCGCGCAGTAACCACCACCACCATCCCCTGGGTATTCGCACATGGCCTCACAGACCTCGATCTGCAACCGGGCGCTCGAATGCCTGGGGGATGCGCCGATCGTCTCGATCGACGACGACACTAAGGCGGCGAAGGCGCTGCGCCGCGTCTATGACATCAGCCGCCGCGCCTTTCTCTGCGATCACCCATGGCATTTCGCGAAGAAGCGCGCGAGCCTGCCCGCGTCCGCGGCCTCTCCCGTCTGGGGCTTCCACCGCGGCTATCCGGTGCCGGCGGATTTCCTGCGGCTGATCGCCGTCCGGAACGGGCCGGATTTCAGCCTGGAGGCCGACGCCACCGGCTCGCAATGGATCCTGAGCGACGCCTCGGCGCCGCTCGACATCCTCTATCTCTATGATGTGGTCGATGCCGGCCGGCTGCCGCCGCATGCGGTCGAGGCACTGGCGCGCTGGCTCGCCTACGACCTCGCCGAAGATCTGACCCAGTCCAACACCAAGAAGCAGGATGCGGCGCAGGCCCTCGCGGTGGCACTCACCCGCGCGAAACGGATCAACGGCATGCAGAAGCAGCCGGACCCCTATGCGGCCTTCTCCTTCCTCCAAGCACGCGATCAGTCGATCCAGTTTCCCATTTTGACGACCGAAGGCTGACGGCATGGTTAGGGCCTCCCCGAACTTCAACGCCTTCGATGCCGGCGAGTTTGCGCCGATCACCGAGAGCCGCACCGATCTCTCGCGCTACGGATTTGCCTGCCGTATCCTCGAGAACTTCCTGCCGCGGGTGGTCGGACCGGCTTCGCGGCGGCCGGGCACGTCCTTCATCGCCTCGGCGCGCTATCCCGACAAGGAGGCATTGCTCGTTCGCTTCGAATACTCGACCGAGCAGGCCTATGTACTGGAGTTCGGCCATCTTTACGTTCGCTTCTACCGCAACGACGGTCCGCTGCTCGAAGCCGCGAAGACGATCACCGGGGCGACCCAGGCGAATCCTGTCGTCCTGACCATCGCCGGCCACGGCTATGCCAACGGCGACGATGTTGAAGTTGCCGGTGTCGCCGGCATGACGCAGTTGAACGGCCGCCGCTTCCGGGTGGCGAACAAGACCGCCAACACGATCGAGCTCACCGACCAGCACGGCACCAACATCAACGGCACCGCCTATGCCGCCTATGTTTCCGGCGGTGCGGTGGCGCGGGTCTACACGCTCGCAACCACCTATCAGGAAGGCGATCTCGGCCAAATGAAGTTCGCGCAATCGGCCGACATCCTCTACATCGCCCATACCGAATACGTGCCGCGCAAGCTGCAGCGTTATGGCGCCACCAACTGGGTGCTGGGCCAGGTCGATTTCCAGGATGGGCCTTATCTGCCGGTCAACGGCGCGCAGACCACGCTGACGCCCTCGGCGGCTAGCGGCGCCGGCATCACCATCTCTTCGGCGCTTTCGGTGGCGATCACCGGCGCGGCCAACAACGGCGCGGGCGCGATCCGCATCGCCTCGGCCAGTCACGGCTGGAAGACCGGCGACAGGATCGACATCAGCGGAATCCTCGGCACGACCGAGGCCAACGGCACCTGGACCGTCACCCGGGTCAATGCCAACGCCTATGACCTCAATGGCTCGACCTTTGCCAATGCCTATGCCAGCGGCGGCACGGCGAAGCCGCATATCTTCGAGCCGACCGATCTCGGCCGCCTGATCCGCATCCAGCATTCCAGCACCTGGGGCTATGCCAAGATCACCGCATACACCAGCGCCGTCTCGGTGACGGCGGACGTGCTCGGCAATTTCGGCGGCACCACGGCATCGGCAAGCTGGCGCCTCGGCCTCTACAGCCAGGGCGGCGGCTATCCCTCCTGCGTCACCTTCTACGAAGGGCGCCTCTTCTGGGGCGGCTGCCCTCTGACACCGACACGGGTCGACGGCTCGATGTCGTCCAACTACGAGACCTTCTCGCCGTCATCGACCGCGAGCGTCGTCGCCGACGACAACGCCGTCGCCTATCCGCTGGATTCCGGTGACGTCAATAACGTGCTCTGGATGAAGGACGACGAGAAGGGTCTGTTGGTCGGCACCAAGGGCGGCGAATGGGTGGTGCGCGCCAACACCCTCAACGGCGCATTGACGCCGACCAACGTGAAGGCGACCCGCGCCACCACCTACGGCTCCTACGAAGGCTCGCAGCCTGTTCGCACGGGGAAGGACGTGATCTTCGTGCAGAGGAAGCGGCGCAAGATCCGCAACCTCAACTACACTTACGAGATCGACGGCTTCAACGCCGGCGATCTCTCCATCCTCTCCGGCCATATCGGCCGCCTGGAGTTCGGCCAATTGGCCTTCCAGTCGGAGCCGGAGGGCTGGGTCTGGATGACCCGCGGCGACGGCCAGCTCCCGGTCCTCACCTATGATCGCGACGAGCAGAAGATCGGCTGGTCGCGGCAGATCCTGGGCGGCTTCCAGGACGCGGCGCGGCGCCGGCCGCCGATCGTGCGCTCGGTCTGCTCGATCCCGGATCCCAACGACGCGCGCGACGAGGTCTGGCTGATCGTGCAGCGGATGATCGGTGGCCGCACCGAACGTTACATCGAATTGTTCGCACCCGAATGGGAGAACGCCGACGACCAGGAGCAGGCCTTCTACGTCGATTCCGGCCTGATCTTCGACGGCCGCCAGGCGCAAACTTTGCAGCCCGGCGCCGGCGCCGCGGTGAAGGGCACGGCCGGCGTCGTCTTCACCGCCGGCGGCAGCGTGTTCAAGCTTGCCGATGTCGGCCGCGAGATCTCGATGCGCTGGTTCGACTACACCGCCCTCGATCCCGAAGACCCCGCGATCCAGGGCGCCTGGGTCTCGGCCAAGGCGCGAATCACCGGCTACACGTCGGCGACGCAAGTGACGGCGACCATCCTCGCCGCCTGGCCCAATCTCGATCTCGTCGCCGCGAACGGCTGGCGGCTTTCCGCGAGCGCGCTCTCCAACCTCTGGCATCTCGAAGGCGAGACCATCAGCATCAACGCGGAAGGCGCCACGCACCCCGACGTCGTGGTCGTGGGCGGCCGCGCACCGCTCACCCGCGCGGTCGGCTACGCGGTCGCCGGGCTCCAGTACGATTCGCGGCTCCAGACCATGCGCATCGAGGCGGGCGCCACCGACGGCACGGCGCAGGCGAAGGTGAAGCGGATCAACGAGGTCACCTTCCGCGTGCTGCAGAGTCTCGGCGGCGAGGCGGGGCCGGATTTCGCCAGCATGGTGCCGTTGAAGTACCGCACCACCACGATCCCGCTCGGCCGGCCGCCGGCGATCGCCGACGACGACTGCCGCGTGCTCTGGGACAAGGGCTACGAGACCAAGGGCCGCATCGCGCTGCGCCAGTCCGCACCCTTCCCGATGACGGTGATCGCGGTCCTGCCGCAGGTCACCACCTACGACAAGGGCTGACGCGCATGCTCATCATCCCCTACGCGCCGCATCACCTGCACCAGCTCGCACTCCAGCCGCACCAGCAGCATCTGGGCGTCGCCCTGCGCGAACACGGCTGGGCCGAGCAGGTGCGCGATGCCGGTCCCTGCTGGACCGTCTTGGTTGACGAGAAGCCGATCGCCTGTGGCGGCTTCCAGGAATGCTGGGAAGGCCGTGCCATCGCCTGGGCGATCCTCGGCGAGAAGGCGGGCCGGCACATGCTGGAATTGACGCGCGCGGTCCGGCGCGGATTGCAGGACCATCCGGCCGAACGCATCGAGGCCCAGGCGCTGGTGGGATTCGCGCCGGCGACACGCTGGGCACGGCTGCTCGGCTTCATGCCGGAGACGCTGCTCCGGCGCTTTCACCAGGGCCGCGACTACCAGGCCTTCGTTTTCCTCAAGGACAGGTGACGCATCGTGTGGGCTCCGATTGCAATGGCCGCGGTTCAGGCGGTCGGCTCGATCGTTTCCGGCATCGGCCAGCATCAGGCTGCAAAGAGCCAGGCCAAGGCCGATCAGCAGAACGCGCGTCTGGCGGAATGGCAGGGGGAGAGCGAGGCCACGGCGATCCGGGAACGGGCACGCCGTCTCTCCGGTGAGAGCCGCGCCGCGATAGGCGCGTCGGGTGTCGACATCTCGGGCTCTTTCCTCGACGCGCTCTCGGACAGCGACATCAACGCCGAGCTCGATGCGCAAACCGCGGTCTGGAACCGCAAGGTCGAGGCGGGGAATTACCGCTTCCAAGCTCGCCAGGCGCGGGCCGCCGGACAGGGAGCCTTGATCGGTGGCTTCCTTGGCGCGGGTAGCCAGGCGTTGCAAGGCTACGGAAACCAGAAGGTCTTCAACGCAATGAACACCAAGCCTGGAGCAAGTTGATGGCCGTCGTGGAAATCTACCAGGCGCGGGAAACGCCCCAGGCGCGCGTGACCATGCCGAGCGGAGAGAACCCGCTCGCGGAGCAGTTCGGCGGCGCACTGTCCGAGCTTGGTGACACCGCGGGGCGCGTTGCTGGCCAGATCGCCGAGGCGGACCGGATTGAAGATGAGAAGGCCTGGAAGCAGCTCCAGCCGGAGATTGCGAAGGACCTTGCGCAAAGCGGCCTCGACTGGACTGCGGCTTACGCCGACATGAAGGAAAACGCACCGGCGGATCTGGCCGGGTTCCAAGATCAGGTGAAAGCCTGGGGCGACAAGCGGCGCGACGAGCTATTGAAGAAGTATCCCGGCCAGAAAGCAGCCGACGCCATCGAGCTGCATTTCGCGGAGTTGATGCGCCAATACGGCAGCGCGGCGATCGTCGACTCCACGGATGCCAAATACAAGTCAGTCGGCAATTCGATGCAAGCCGCGCTCGACAAGACCGCAAACAACGTCGCGCTCAATCCAAAGCAATACAATCTCGGCCGTCAGAGCATGCTGGATATGGTCGAGGCGGCGAACGTCTCTCAGTCCTTCAAGGACGATTGGCGTGCCAAGATCGATCATGGCTTGGCTCGCGCGCTGTTCGTCGGCCGCCTGAGCGACAATGATGCGACCGCGGCACGGACGATGATCGATTCCGGCATCTATAATGACCGGTTGTCGTCCGAAGACCTTCTGGACCTTCGACAGCAGATCGATGCCACGGTCAAGGCGAGCGATGCCCGGAAGACTCAAATGACCACGGAGAATCAACGCGCCGAGCAGGCGCGTTGGAGTGTGACTTTCAGCGATGCACTCACGACGGCACGTGCGAAAGGCACGCAAACGCTGATCAGCGATTCCATCATTCGCCGCATCTGGGGTGGGTCGCCGGAAGGCGATGTGACCGCAGAGCAGATGATCCGCAAGCTGCATGCCGAGGAGAAGAAGGGGCAATTGCAGCCGCTCGTCGATTCAAACACGCCGGCGCAGAACCAAGCGCTCGGCGACACGCTCGATCCCAACAAGAAACCGAACTTCAGCGCCGATGATGCCGAGACCTACCAGATCTTCAGCGGCCTCTTGAACCAGAAGGAAGCGGCATTCGCGGGCGACGACCCGGCGGGTGCCGCGTTGAAATACGGTCCCGACGTCGCGAATGCCTGGTCGGAGTTCCAGCAGGATTTGATGAACAAGACCAAGTTCCGGACCGCGACCGCACTGACCGTGATCGAACAGGAACGCCAAGGCGTTCCAAAGGACCGACAGCAGCTCATGCCGAAAGAGATCGCGAGCTGGGTCGCCGACCAGATCAAGAAGCAGCCGGACAACAGCGCGAGGCTGCAGACGCTCCTGGATTTCGCCAACCTCGGCGACGAGCAGTATTCCCGCGACGTGGTTGCGCAGCTCGGAGAGTATCTTCCCCTCGGGTACAAGTTCGTGGTCGACATCGCCGATCCCCTGCATGCCGGAAACTCGGGCGACAAGGTGCTTGCTGAAAAGGTGCTGGCCGAGTTGACGGTTGATACTGGCGGTGTTGAACTTACGCAAGAGACGGAGAACGCAATCAGGGTTGGGCTTCTCGACGTGCTGTCGACGCCGGCGCGGCTGACGGACGATCTGGATGCGGCGACGCGTCAGAGGCATGCCTCGCTTACGCGTGCGGCCATTCAGATAGCGAAGGCTAAACTACTGGCCAGGACGACGACAACTGAAGGGAAGGACACCAGTATCGAGGCAGCAGCTGGTCACGAAGCTGTGGATGAGCTACTCAGTCAGTATCGCACCCTTGGCGACCCGGACTTGGCTCGTATCATCTATCCGAAAGCCATTGAAACACGATCCCCGGGGGCAATTGCGGCAGGCCTCTCTGCATTCCGAGATGAAATTGCAGCCGATGAGCTCAAGGCCAGGGCCGGTGTCGGCTCAGAGTCGAAAGGGCCTGGCTATCGCAATATATCCGATGCCGAGACGGCTATTTGGATCAATCATCGCACGGGCTTCGTTCTCGTGCGGCCAAGCAAGAAGATCTACGACACCGATCGAAAGTCCGCAGCTCAGTTCCTCAAGTTTGTGACGATCGAGGAGACAGAACAACGTGGCCTTCGGGCATTGATGGAGAAAGAGCGCCAAGATGAGGAGTGGTCGAAACAGCTTGAGCAGCCCAACCCGGGCCAAGGTTCGGAACTGGACCCGTTCTAGAGCGATCCATCTCAGTGCTGACACGGATAGCGTTCGACCATCGAAATGATGATTCCGGAAATGGCAGCTTTGTCTTGGTCCGCTGGATTCGTCGAAGCCCAAAGTCGAAACGCCAGGCTCATATCATCGGGGCTTAATCCGCCTTTCGGGTAGCAGAACGGAATTTTTGCGCCATAGAGATCGGCCGAGGCTTCGAATGCGTCCATCACGCCCAGTATGTATGTCTGGCACATCTGATGGAGTGCGGTATTCTCGCTCTTACAAGCATGGGCGAGCGTCTTGACCTTCAAGTCGGATGCTGCGCACGGAGCGTTAAGTCCGAAACAGACCGCTAGGCAGATCGGTATTCCGGTAATCAGCCTTGCCATTTTTCCCTCAATCAGCGAGCGGTCCGACGCCCGTCCCAGTTTGCTTTGTCGAATAGTTGCCGCAATGTTCTAACAAAGCGCGCGATTGAACAAGGCCTGTTTGGGTTCAACGGTTTTCCTTTGCTTTAAGCTAAAACACACACTATAATATATCGAATTGGATCAGCCGGCTCGGCGTAGTCCGCCCGGAAGCCGTGCCTAGCCCCCTATCTGCGCTGCAGTGGCATTCCCGAAGAGGTTCGAGATGACCGTTTCCAGCACGATCAACCGTGAGCAATACGCGACCGATGGCGTCGCCACCGCTTTCGCCATCCACTTTCCGTTCTTCGACGACACCGATGTGAACGCGGTCTATGTCGATGCTCTGGGCAGTGCGACGCCGCTGGCACTCAACGCCGATTACACGGTGAGCGGCGGCGGCGGTGCGGGCGGCACGCTCAACGCCATGCTGGCGCCGGCAAGCGGCGGTGCGCTCACCATCTATCGCGAGATTCCGTTCGTCCAGGAAGACGACTATGTCGAGGACGATCCGCTGCCGGCGGACACGCTCGAAGGCGGCTTCGACCGCGCGGTGATGCGCGATCAGCAGTTGAAGGATGCGCAGAATCGCGCGCTGACCTTTCCGGTCACGATCGATGCGGCTGTCTCGGCCGAGCTGCCGAGCCCGCAGGCCGATCGACTGCTGGGCTGGAAGGCGGACGGGAGCGGCCTTGAGAACAAGAGCCTGCCGGCTGGGACTGCGGTCTATGCGTCCTTCGCAAGCACCAATGCCGGATTATCGCAGGCGGAGGCAGTCACACCCTTCGCGCTCGCCAGTTCCAACCTCGCCGCCGAGGTCCATGCCGCGACCGCGGGCGTCGCGGCCGCCGCAGCATTGCCGGGCCCGAACAAGATCATCAACGGTGGCATGGATATCGCCCAGCGCGGGACCAGCTTCGCCGCAGCAGTATCCAACACCTATTCACTTGACCGCTGGAATTGGGGCGCTGCGGGAACAGGCGTGGTGACGATCACGCAGGCCGCCGACGCTCCGCCCAACAGCGAGTTCCAAAACTCGCTGCGGGTCACCGTCACGACGGCGGATGCCGCGATCGCTGCCGGCGATGTCTATCTCGTGCAACAGCACATCGAGGGCTACAACGCCCGCGACCTCATCGGGCGAGATATCGCCATCAGCTTCTGGGTCCGGTCTGCCAAGACCGGCGTCCACTGCGCTTATCTCAACAACGGTGTAAACGATCGGGCGTACCTGATGCCCTTCACGGTCAATGCCGCGAACACCTGGGAGAAGAAGGCGCTCAGCGTTCCAGGAGGCCTGATCACCGCCGGCACATGGAACTGGACCACCGGCAAGGGCCTCTCCTTCGGCTTCGCGCTAGCCGCCGGAGCGACTTGGCAGGCCGCCGCCGGCACCTGGCAAACCGGAAACTTCTGCGGCATCGCCGGCGCGGTCAACTGCCTCGACACGGTCGGCAACATCTTCGCCATCACCGGCGTGCAGCTCGAGCAAAACTCGGCGGCGACGCCGTTCGAGCACCGCCCGCTGCAGCAGGAAATCGCGCTCTGCGAGCGGTACTACCAGAAGAGCTTCCCGCTCACGATCGCGCCGGCGCAGAACGCGGGCCTGTTCAATGGCTGGGCGCAGCCTGCCGGCGCTGCGGTTGGCCAGACCGTCACGTTTGTTCCGTTCCGCACTCGCATGCGTGTCTCACCGACGGCTCTCACGCTTTACAACCCCCTCGCCGCGAATGCGCAGGCTCGCAACACGGCGACCAATACGGATTGGAGCTCCACCGCCGCGGCCGTGCTCAATGAAACCGGCCTCACCTTTACCGGTACGTCGCCAGGCGGATCGGCGGCCGGCAACCTTTGCGGCCTCAACTGGGCAGCGGACGCGGAGCTTTAAATGACGCCCGAATTTTGGATCCAGCTCGCGACCTTGCTGCTCGGCGGCGCCGGTGCGCTCGCGGCGGTCTATGGCGTCTTGAACAACCGCATCTCCGGTTCGGCTGAGAAAGTGCATGAGCGCATCGACCGCGCCGAGGCGGCGGACGCCGAGATCCGCCGCGACTACGTGCGGCGCGACGATCTTCGCGAGGACATCCGTCGCCTCGAGCGCAGCCAGGAGGCGATGACCGCCAAGGTAGATCAGATGATCGCCAACCTGGTGCCGGTCCTGGCGCGCCTCGCCGAGGCGGCGATCTCGCTCAGCGGCCACAACAGCGGCAACAATCCCCAATGAATCAATTCGTGATGAAAGGACTCATCGCATGCTTCCGATCTTCTTCGCGCAGGCGGCGTCGCTCGCGGCCAATCTCGCCTTCGCCTTTGCCGCGATCCTGCTCTGGTGGGCGGCCTTGCGCTTCCTCGACGTGCTCGCCGGCGGCTGGCGGCATTTCAAAGGGCAGGGCGGGCCGCTCACGCTTATTCTCACCGATCCGCGCGCTGCTGCTGATTATTACGGCAAGCGGAATATCGGTGCCGCCCTGCTGGTCGGACTCGTTCTCGCCACGGTACGATTCTGACTTTCAACACGCTGCCGCGCGCTGGCTGCCGAACGGTCCGGACTGGCTTTGGTCGAAGGCCCAGGGCGTCCAGGAAAGCGGCCTCGATCCCGCTGCTGTCTCGCCGGTTGGCGCGCGTGGCGTGCTGCAGGTCATGCCGCCGACCTGGGCGGAGATCCAGAAGGCGATGGGCTGGCGCAATGTCAGCCCGCATTCCGCTCCGCACAACATCTTCGGCGGCGTCTGGTATCAGGCCCGCATGGCGCGGATCTGGTCGGGCCGGAGCCGCACCGGCGCTGAAGCCTATGACCTCGGCCTCGCCAGCTACAACGCCGGCGCCGGCACCGTGTTGAAGGCGCAGGCGCTCTGCGGCGATGCGCTGCTCTGGGCGGAGATCGCGCCCTGTCTCGTTGCGGTCAGCGGTCCGGCGAATGCGCGCCAGACCACCGACTATGTGCGACGCATCGCCAAATGGCGCCGCATGATGGAGGCGCAGTGA